ATGACAGAAGATACAAGACAAAAAGAAGTTAGATTAAAGAAAGAATTGGCTAAGGTAAAGGCTATTAATGCAAATCAAAATGCTAGGTTAAGACCTACTAGAGATTTCAGTGTAGGTATTCCTGCTGACACTTCATTTAAGAAAAAATTACATTCAGCAGATGTTCCTGATGTAGTAACTCTTCCTTCTAAGAGAAGAGGAAACAAAGAAAATATTCCTTTTTGATGTGATTTAAATGTTAGAACTATCTAAAGATAAATCTTTTAGAAGTAGTCTTTTAAAGGCTAATTTAGATAATAAGACTTTAGAATTAGTTGAATCTCATGCTGATATATCTTCTATTAAAAAATCTTTAATTCTCAATATAGATGCAAATAATATTGTAGAGTATAGAAAGTTAATTACTAAAGCCGAAGAAGAAGAAGAAGAAAATAGGGCTTTAGGACAAGAAACTAAAAAAATAACTAAACCTCAATTTAAGACTTTAGTTAGTTTATATTCTAAACTTGAAGAAATACCTGAAACAGAAGTAGATAGAACTAAAATACCTCTAAAAAGAGACGCTGCTAAAGAACTAATTGCTGAACTTAGAGCAGAACTTAAAACTCGTCAAACTATTGGTCGAGATGAAAGTGATGATGATGCTTCTTTAGCGGAAATAGGAGAGTTAGAAGGAGGAACTACTTTTGCAGGAAAAACTAAAGAAGAAAAAACTAAAGAAGCCGCAAAAAGAAGCGACCTTATACGAGAAAAAAATCTAAAGGAGGATGCTCGTAAAAATTTATTAAAGGCTCAAAATTGGTTACAGGAATTACAAGAATTAGATAAAAAGTTAAATATTTCTGTTTCTGGTGATGAAGTAGTTATTAAAAGAATGAACGAATATGAAAAATTCGGAGGAAATATTACAGAATCTAATGAAGTAATTAATTTAGTTAAAGATAATTTAAATTATAAAGGAAGTGAATCTGGGTATTTAATTGCTAAATATAAAAACTTACTTCAGACTTTTGATGAAAAAAATAAAGATGTATTAGTGCCTATTACTATCAGTAACAAAACAGGTAAACCTGTTAAACAAATGAATAAACTTATATTTGTTGGTAATCTTCAAGAAGGTTATGATAAACTATTGCAAAAAAAATACTTAAATAAATTTACTCTATTAGATATATTGGAAAGTATGCATAGAAAAAGACACGGAAAGCAACCAAAGTCTAGTTTTAATCCCCAAGATAGAAAAAAAGAATTAGAGGGCATGATGAATATTTTATTAGGTAAAACCCCTAAAGATGATTCTAGATTTAATAAACTTAAAAGAATGGTAAAAGGACTTAAAAACTCTATTGCCGTTAATTCTGGTAGACTAAACCAGTTTAAAGAAAGAATTAAAGAATTAAAAGAATTAGAAAATGATGTTGATGAGTTGGTTTCTAGAAAAATTAGAAAACTTATGGGTTCTTTAAATACTTTAATAGGCTTTGATAAAGTCCAAGAAGCAAGTAATTTAATTTCTGAAATTAGAGAAAACCCTGATAAATATATAAATGAACTTAAAGAAGAGTTACTAGAAGATATAGAAAAAGAACAGGCTAAAGTAAAAAGTATAGTTATGGTTTTAGAAAGTCAAGAGAGCGTTTCAAGACACTTAACTAGAGTATCTAAAGCAATCAGACAAGTTGAGGTATTTACTGAAGATACTGGAAGAGATATTTCGGCAAGATTAAAAGAAATTTTTGCTAGATTACCAGTTCATATTATTAACCTTAAAAAGTATGCCAAAAAAATAAGTAAGAAAACTGCTGAAGCAGATGATATTATAGAGAGGGCTTTTTCTGAGTGGGGATTGGAAGATAATAAAACGCTTACCATAAACTCAAGCGGTATAAGTTTTGAAGGACTTAGTGACATTGAAGTAACAGATATTGAAAGTTTGGAAAAACTAAAGTCTAAGTTTACTCAAAATGTTGAACAGATAGATAATATCATGAATGAGTTAGATGGCTTATTGCGGGAATTTTCCGAAGAGAAAGACGAAGACTACACTGAATCGGATGAGTCTTGGGAAAAAGACAATAAAGAGAGAGTGGAAGAAATGAAGAATAGAAACATTTCTCAACCTAAATTACCTAAAGGAGATACTATGGGTGACTATGATTATGGAGATTATGGAGAGGATTAATAATGACATGGGACTTTTACGGAGATGGTGAGAATTTTATTCTCAAAGAAGAAAAGAAAGAATCCCCTAAAGAGATTCTAGATTCAATGGATGCTAAAGCCAGAAAGAGATTAAAAAAGACTTTGCAATCTGCTGAACCTACTGAATTTTTTGGGCAGGACTTTACTAAATTAGGCGATTTAATTACTGTACTTAAGGCATTAGACCTTATGAAAGCAGACAAGAAACTAAATAAGAAAATGAAATCAATGGATGAAAGGAATGTTGATATAGTGGCTACGGCTACGAAACTTCGTAAGGAGTATGAATTGCTCTATCGCCAATTAAGAGATTTAATTTATCCTAAAGGAAAAAAGGAGGAATCTAAATGACAGAAGAAAAATCAATCAATGAAGAACTTCTTACTATTATCAAAGCATTAAGTGATAAAGTTGAAAGTCTTGAAAAAGCAGTTTATAATAAAGAAAACTTACTCATGAAATCGGGATATGTGGTAGCAAATACCCCTACTCCTAGTTTAGTCGGTTCTACTACAACAACAGAAAATGTAGCCGATATGGAATGGTCAGACATACATAAAATGGTAGAAAGAGCAGGAGGAAATTAAAATGCCACAAAGAGTTACTAGAGAAGAAAGAATAGTTAGCCTAGTTATTGCGAAAGCAAGAGAAATGAAAGAAATACTTCATTGTTCATTATATGATAATAACAGAAGTCCTAAAGAAGATAAATCAGAAGTATTTAAACTAAAAAGACCAAAGGCTGAAAACCATACTACAAAGAAGTATGAAGGAAAGCATACCGGATTTGGGTTAGGTCAAGAAGCCACAGGCGGAGACATGACTACCTTTAAAAAAGGCATAGTAATCATAAAGTCTATTCTAAAGGAATATGATGAAATGCTGGACAATCCTGTTCTTAATAGAGAAAGAGCAGAAATGGCGGCGGCTAATTTAGCCGATACTCGCAAAGATTTAGATAGGTTAGAAATGCGTCTTAGAAGCGGACAAATGAATCAAGAAGATTTTGAAAAGAGATTTGGTATTATGTTAAGGAAATTAACTTCACTACAACAGAAATTAGGCCCATTCCCTCCTAAGCAAGCACAACCTTTACTTGGAAGTCAAAATCAACGCCGCTAATTGGGGTGGTGTTATTGAAACTTGGCTCTATTGAAAAAGACAAGCAGCCCTCTACGGAGTTGATGCGTCTTTTTGAAAAGACAAGAGTAGCCTATTTATCTGCTATACATGATTCTGATGCCTATTCAGGTAGATGGCGTAAAGTTGTTGAAATGATAGAAGAGTCGTATGAAGAATTAGATGCGGCAGGTAAAGAATTAAAGAATTTTATAGATGAAGATGAAATCACTGATAAAGAAGTAAAAGACCCTTCTTCATCTAAAGCAAGAAATCTATACGAAAAAATTAAACTTGTTAGGTATAATTCTAAAATAATTTCTGACCCTTTTGCTGAAATGTTCAAAGGTAATGTTCTTGAAGAATTGCTAAGTAATCCTGAAAGCATGCTTAAATTTGTTCATTATGCTATGAGGGAAGATAATAAATCTCTATCTGATGATATTTTAGCCATTAAAGACATGCAGCCCGACACAATTACTAGGGGTCTTGTTGGGCTTGACCTAGAAGTGGATGACATACCCTTGTATATTATAGAACATTACGGTGATGGAAAAGACTCAAAGAGGGTCGAAAAGAAAGTAAAGGCTGCTATGGACATGTTGGAGTTAATTTTCTTTTCTCAGCATGAAGAAAAAGAATGGGGCGACCTTAAAGATATTAATATGAAAAAGGCTGAAAAGAAATCAAAAGAAGAAAAATCAATTGATGGATTTATAATACCTAATAAGCCAATGTATCGTATATTTGAAATAGATGATATTAACGAATTAAAAGGATTTAGTGGCGAGTGGTACATTCAAGAAAAGTATGATGGCATGAGAATACAATTGCATAAAATAGATGATGCAATTACTATTTATTCTTATAATGCAAAGGACATCACTAATAAATGTGATGAGATAGTAAAAGAATTAAAGAAAAAAGAATACGGTGACTGTATTTTTGATGCGGAGTTAGTTCTATTTGATGGGGAAGAACCTCTTCATAGGGCTGATACTATTGCTCATGTGTTTAAAAATAAATATAAGAAAGCGAAACTCAAATGTCATGTATTTGATATTATGCGACATGAGTCGCAGACCCTATTAGATGAAGAACTAAGTAATAGAATGACGATATTATTTAATAACTATGCTGCTAAGTCTTCAGAATACCTTAACTTCCCTTCTAAGAAAGATACTAGGCAAGCAGATAGCCTTAATGATTTAAAGGAATATTCTAAAGAAATAATGGAATTACCTACATCTGAAGGAGTAGTCATTAAAGACTCTACTTCAACTTATTATGTAGGTACTAAAAAGAATCCTAAATGGATTAAGATGAAAAAATTTGTTGATTTAGATGTTATTGTTTTAGATAAGAAAAAGACAAAAAGTAATCTTTACTCTTATACTTTTGGTGTTGGGCCAATTCCTGAAGATATGGAAGGTCAAGAAATTGATGGCAGAAAGTATCTTAATGTCGGTAAAGCACTAAATACTAAAGTAGCGGTTGATGTTGGTGATATTATTAGAGTCAAGGTAGATGAAGTAAAGAAGAAAGGAGAAGGATATAGTTTATTCTCTGCTAAAGTAATTGAAGTTCCTGAAGTGGAATATCCTGATAAATTAGTTACGCTTGAGTTACTATCACAAGATACTAAGAAGTCTTTAAATTATAATGTTGAAGCGTTCACAAAAGGAGTAAAGATTACTGATTATATTCATGGTGAAACTACTGCTATCATTAAATATGATACAAGTGGTTTTGTTATCTATGGCTTTGAAGAGAATAACTTAATGTCTAAAAATGCTTTAAGAGATATAGATATGTGGAAGGCTCAAGCAGAGGAAATTATGAAAACTAAGCAGGGTGAATTAACTGTTGCTATTGTTAATTTCTTGCAAGAAAAAGGAGATAAGTCACCTAAAGAAGTCCATGAACATCTAAAACGAAATATGCCTAGTGTTTATGAAGATGTTCTAGAGAGCAAAGAAAAGAAATTAGGTGCATGGGCGCAAGAAAGAGAACACATTTCAATGTTAGATAATAAATTACATGCTGACCCTTCTATTATATTAGCAGAAGCAGAAGAGATTAAAAAAGAATATAAAACCCCTAATGAATATCGTAATGGTAAGTTTAAAATCTATAACAGAGAAGATAACAATATACATTTATCTATTAAGTTAGGTAAAAAGAATTTAAATTGGACTATTGATTTAGAAGGAGAAAAAGAACTGTTTGATTTATTTGGGGCGGCTGGTAAATACCCTGCTGAAGTATCAACTAATCTAGAAAGAGGAAAGGTTATTGATTCAGGAGATATTGAACTGGGTGTTCAGAAAGATGGCTACCATGAATATTTCTTAAAAGGAAATAAGTTTGAGACTAAATTACACATTAGACTCATTCCTGTTGATAATGTTCCTATGTGGTTAGCGTGGACTGGCTATAAACAAGAACCTGCCGATACAGATAGCGATACCGGAAAATGGAATATCAACGAAGATAAGTATAGCAAGACTCCTATTCCAAGGGAAAATTAGGTGTCTTTTATATACCAAGTTAGTATTAGAAGGGTTGAGGAAGAATGAGTTCTGCGGTGATGGCAAACAACACTTACGATTTCAACATACTCAAGAGTCAAGACGATTTAATGATTGGAGGATATGCAAGCATTGAAATCGTTGATAAACAAAATGACTTAATTACACTCAAAGCACTTAACGAAGCAGTTAATAAATATATGGAGAACCCCAAGTTTAGAAATGTAATGACTAATCATTCTAATGTTCAAGTTGGAGAAGTAGTAAAAACATATAGAGACAAAAGCGGAAAACTATGGAAAACCGAAGTAGATGATGTAGGATTCTTCGTAGTAATAAAGTTAAGAGATGATATAGAAAAAGCCAAAGAAATAAACAGAGGCATTAGAAAAGGTTCATTAAGGTCATTTAGTATTGGAGGACAAGCACTACAAAAAGTAAAGAAAAGTCATCCAGAATTAGGGGAATTTAATGAGATTAGTAAATTAGAATTGCATGAGGTAACTATTTGTGAAAAAGGAATAAATCCCGAAGCAAGATTTGATATTCTAAAACAAGATAAAACAAAAAAAGGTGAAAATATGAGTAAAATCGAGAAAGCACTAGCAGAATTAGACGCACTTATGGAAGAAGTAAATACTCTTCGTAAGGAAGATGAAGAAGAGGAAAAAGGAATGCCTCTAGAGGAAGAAAAAATGGGCGGAGAATACATGGATGAAGAAGAATCTATGATGTCCGAAGAAGAAAAAGGCGGATATTCCGATGAGGAAAACAAAGCCTATGTTTCTACTCTAGACGGTGCAGGTGTCGAAATAGGTGAACCTGCTGATAGGGTTGTTATTGTTAATGGCAAGCCTAAAGCAAGTGATTTGCCAGTAGTTAAGGCATTTGGAAATGAAGAAATGGAAACACTTGATTTGAGTGTTGGTAACATTGAAAAGGCATATGAGGCTTTCCGCCAAGAACAACTTGAAAAGTTGGCTTACGACAACCTTCAAAAATCATTTGAAAGTCGTTTTGAGTCTGAAGTAGGTTCTAGAGAATCATTGATTGCTAAAGCAAACTATGATGCACAAAACGAAATTGCTTCTCTAAAGGAAGAGTTTACTGCACTACGCAAGTCTCTAACTGCTGAGAAGGATTCTATTATTAAGGCCCAAGAAGAGGCACAAGTAAAACTCCCAAGTATGGATGAATTGGCTGATATGGATTGGTCAGATATTCATAAGATGGCAGGAGGTTATTAACATGAGTGGATATATTAACACAATAGCAGATTTAGAAGCACAAACATACGGAATGACAGGCCATACAGGTATCAATAATCAACTATTGAAGGCTGCTGGTGGATTAAGCGGTCTTCATGCTGGTCATGATGCTGCTTCACAATCAAACCCAACAACCGGAATTAATGGTAATCTTTACAATCAGATTTACGGTCAAAAGGTTTGGTCTATGCTAAATAGAGAATGTAATGCTCTATCAGTTATTTCAAAGCGACCTTACACTTCTAGCGGTTGGAGAGTCCTTTCAGACAGACCTGCTGGTGGTAGCGGTAATTCTCTATCTATTGGAGTTACCGGAGATACTTCACTAACTAATCTAGGTGCATCTACTCTTAGAGCAGACCTAATTGGTGGCGTTCCTGAAAATGCAGGACTAAATACTGCAAATGATGGTCTAGGCCCAATTGCACCTACTTACACTACACTATTTACAAGCCCTAAAATCGTTGCTCATCAATTTGATTTCAGCGAATTGGCTATGGAAATGGCTGCTATTGATGACGGTATCGGAGATATTAGAGCGCAATTGCGTGAAGATATGGGTAAGCATCACGCTGAAGTTCAGAATGCTATGCTAGTTATGCCTTTGGAGAATTATGATGCTGGTTCAGCAGTTGCTACAACAGCCGTTGCTAACATTGATAGAAACTATACTTCTCTATACAAGGTTATTACATCAACTACTGAATTGGCTGCTATGGAAACTGCAAATCTTGTCGGAGATGCAGATGGAACAGCAACAAGTCACATTTACGGCTCAAACCGTGATAGTGGTTCATTCCTTGATTCACAAGTATCTTTCGGGGCTTCTTATGCTTCAAGTGCTGCTCGTCAATTGACTCTAACTGTTCTAAATGACATGATTAGAGATTTAAGAGTTGCTGGTGGTTCACCAAAGGTTATTCTAACTGGATATGATACTATGCAAACTATTAGCGATTTGCTACAAGCACAAGAACGCTTTATGGACAGAAAGGAAATTGTACCTACTGTTAATGGAGTTAGAGGTGCAAAGGGTATGGAAGTCGGATTTAGAGTTTCTACTTACTACGATATACCTTTGATTCCTGTTGCGGCTATGCCATCAACAGGTGTTAATTCCTCTTGTATTAGTGATATGCTTTTCCTTGACACTGACCATCTATGGTTGTCTGTTATGAAACCAACTCAATACTTTGAGGATGGTATTTCCAACGGAAACCCATTTGGTGTAGGTACTCTTGGTAACAAGGCATTGTACCGTACAATTGCAGAAGTCGGTTGTTCCTACTTTAAGGGACAGGGGAAGATTACAAACCTTCTTTGAGGTTTGTATAAAACATATGGAGATGATTAATATGGCATGGACAACAAATACACTATTTGAAATGAAGATTGAAGGAAACCGTACAATGGTTTTTGGAAAGACAACCACTGATTCAGCAGATGATGATGTAGCAACCGGACTAAGCAGCGTTGATGTGTTTTTACTAACACATTCGGGTTCTGCGGTTGAAGCAGCAGCAGCAGTAGTTAAGGAATCATTACCTAATACTGACGGTAATATCAATGTTATTCCTACTTCTGGCGATGTTCTTTATTGGTTTGCAATAGGACAGAAGTGAGGTGTTTTAATTGGCACTAGCATATACAGTTACGCTTTTGGCAGACCATAAAGGTTTTACAAAACCAAGAGCAAATGGCGATGAATATATGGCTGATGCGTTAGTTGATGTAAGTTCAATAGTAGCGGCAGGTTCAGTAATACCTGCTTCTGCTTTTGGACTATCATCAATTACTGCGGCAGTTATTACAGGACACGATAACGCTAATGGACTACAAGTACAAATAGAATGTTCAGCAGCAGGGGCTTATGAATCTAATAGTTCAATAGCACTGATGTTCACAAGTTTAGACGGAACAAACAATACTGCGGCAAATGACGCTAACGGTGGTTCTGTACGAATGCGTGTTTATGGGCAACTTTGAGGTGATTTGATTGGTTTCAGTCAAATTGTCTGATAATTCTACAGTTTACGAGACTTCTCTAATGGGTAATAGACTCACTAGAGAAGTCTCGGCTTCTATTAATATGGATGCTGCTTTAGTTAGATTAGGAGATAAAAATCTACTATTTACCTTTGAAGAAAGTGATAGGGAAGAGTTGATGCAAATTGATACTAAGTTATTTGCTTTACTTACAAGTGAATTAAATACAGAAATACTTACCCATACGCAATTAGCAGATATGCTTTTGCCAGCAAAGGTAGTAGTAAAGTCTAAGCCTAAGCCTAAGCCTAAAACTACAACTAATAAGCCTAAAAAATCCTCTTTGGTTGAATAATCAACCCATAGGATTAAGAGGGATGGCTTTCTTAGGTCAATTGAACGGAGAGGATGAAGTATGGCAAGTTGTCGAAGTAGTGGTGTTCTTACTGCAAGCGCAGTAGTTAATGCTGGAAGATGCAAGTTAATGTCTATTCATGTTCAGAATACTGGTGCTGGTGCGGCAACAACTATTAAATTATTTGATAATGCTTCAGCCGCAAGCGGTACTGAATTAACTAGAGTAATAGTTGACCCTCAGTTTGCTGCACCAGTTGAGTTTGATATGCATGGTGTAATCTGCTTAAATGGATTATATTTAGAAATATCAACTGGTGCGGGAACAGGCGCAGCAGTTTCCGTTGAATTTGCTTGAGGTGAATTAATATGCCAGCATTAAACACAGATACTAGGCTAGTTATGACAATATTATTTGTTGGCACTATTAGTGGCGCAAATGTATTCTTTTACGCTAATTATGGAATTACTTTCCCTCATGGTGTATTGGCTCACTCAATTTTATTCGGTTTAGGAACTATTGGTTCTATAATGGTAATGAAGGCTTTATTTGATTTATCTTTAAATGATAGAATAGAAATGTGGCTATTAGATAGAAAAATTGTCGCTTATTGGGAAAGAAAGGCTAGAGATGAACAACAGCGTCAAAAGATGCGTGAAAGTGCTAGAGCATTAGGAGTAAATTCCTTTTACCAGCCAATACAACAAGAAGAAGATAATACCGTTGGTAATGAGTTTTTAGCATCTCTTCAGTAAAGAGGTGATTAAATGGTCTTTGGTGACTTGATGGGTTTTTCTGACTCGGATTATGCGTATAACCAACAAAGGGCGCATTCTGCTGATATATTTATAATAAAACTAAGAGCGTGGCTTTGGGGCGGTGCTGCCGCTTTGACTACATTTTTCTTAGGTAATATATTAGGTGTTTTTGACATCAATGTATTAGGTTGGTTAATAGATACTTTTTGGCATAGTTGGGAGGTTTAATCTTGTCAGTAATGACAGGGTTTGCTATTCTTATTGGAGAAGCCTGTATTTCATTTTGGAAGAAAGTTCACGCAATTAATTATGGAGTTTATGGTGCAACAATGGTTGGTAAAACAACATTAAGTAATCAGTTAAGAACACGGGGCGAAGTACCACAAATAAATGATAGAACAGTAGGATTACATAGAGCCTCAAGAAAAAGCATTAAAATTGATGGAGATTCCCATACTATAAGAAGTTCAGATGTTGGTGGAGAAGCGATTTATTGGAAAGAATGGGTCAAAGATATGCAAAAGCGTAGAGTAAAATATGTTATTTTTATGATAGACCATAGGCATTTAGACAGTGAAGCCAATTTAGACCACCAAGTAGCGTGGAAGTTTTTAGTTGATACTATTGTTTCTAATACTTGGCCCACAGGTAAAAAGAAAAAAGAATCTGACTATCCAATGGCAGTAGGTATATGGGCTAATAAATATGATATATGGGGAGAAAAATACCCATTAGTAGAAGGCGCATCAATAGATAAACATGAAATTTTTGAACCATTTAAGTATGGGATGAGACAATTAAATGATAAGGGAATACCTTGTTTCAAATATATAGTTTCAGCAAAGTCAGACCCCGAAATGGTATATAGAGGAATCACTACAATGATAAAAGATTACTGAGGAATTAAAATGTATCAACAACAAATTATAGGACAAACAACAGGACAAAATTTTAATCCTTTGTTGTCTCCGATTAAACAAGCAAGAGCAAGTGGAGTAGTAACAGAATACAAATTCATTGCTATTAAACCGAAGAAACAATTAAAAGAAATAACTACTGTCTTAAAAGCAGAACCTAAATCTTTTTTAGGTATTAAATATGGTAGAAAGTTTAATCTTAAAGATAGATGCGTAGTATGTGGTTTTCATCATATTTGGGAACCAACTGATTATATGCGCCCACCCATGCCTTTAGATAAAGTCACAAAAGGTAGACCTTTAATGGGAACATATTGTCCTAAACATGCAGCAATTTATATGCAAATGGAAATGTTACAACAACAGATATTGGCTGATAAACATGGGTTAGAGTTTAAAAGATTTATACCAAAGATGCCAAAGATGATTAAAACTGGCCCGCTTACTACTTTGAGTAAAGAAGAGGTTATCTCCCTTACTTCAAGCGGTTGGTTTATTACCCCACCCGCTTTAGCGGATAACAAGACGGCTACCGAAGAGGTGGTTAGGCTAATCACTGAAATTAACATAATGACGGATAGAATAACTCATTTAATGTTGAAGCATGATATTAAAGTAGAAGAAACAAAGAAGGAATAATTATGGGTATATTAGGAACAAGTAATGGAACAGTAATGAACGCTGTTCAGCAACAAGGCGACCAGCAGTTTAAGTCTATGAATAATTTGTTATCTTTACAGGATAACCATGTAGAAGAATTTTTCCAGTATCACGGAGAGCATTTTTTAACTGCTCTTGAGAAATTAATGGAAGATGTAATAGAAAGAGTCGTTAGTCAAATGTTGGCTAAATTAGCCTTTACTATGACAGGAAGCAATATAGTTATTAATGCAGACGCTATGCGAGAGTTTGAAAAGATTACTCAAGAAAACATTGATTTAGATATTCAAAAACTATTACAAACTGCTGTAAATACAGAAGTAGTTAATCAGCGAAAGATGGCAAAACAACAGTATTTAGAATCTCAAGGGTTTGGTGGAGGACAACCAACCGCAGGTATGGCAGTAGCCGGATTAACAGGCAATACTCAACAATATCAGCAAATGCAGGGTGCTATGAATAATGGTACTGGTTATCCTGTTCCTCCAAGTGGAACGGATGGATATGGTCGCCCTTATTGGATTGATGCTCAAGGACAAATGAGTTATGAACCACCACAAACAGGTTTGGGCTTAGGTTCAGCAATTCAAAAAGGTGCTGCTTGGGCTAAATGGTTAATGTGAGGTGAACTAAATGGTTAATTTTCTTTGGGGTAATTCTAATCAAGCCTTTCCTGCTAGTAATGCTAGAATAAAAAGCGAAATGAAAGACTATATCGAAGATAAAAATAGAAACTTCATGGGTGATTATGCTAATGCGTTAAGGAATGCAAAGCAGGAAAATACCGATGTGGATGCAATTAAACAAGCATTCCAAGATATACTTAAGGAACTATTAGAAGAAGATTTAGTAGATTATATTAAAAACCATGAAGAAGGAAAACAAGCCGTTAGTAATTTTACTACTTATAAAGTTAAAAATGAACTTGTAGAAAATAAAGCCAATTCTGAGTTTTTAAATAGCGGTAAACTTGTTTTAAGTTCTCTATTTGATAGAAAGACTTTAAATAAATTAAGAGGACAGGGTTCTGTTGGCCTTAAATCAAAAGAATCTGAAGTAGAGGATTTTGACTGGGAAGAAAATTATTTTGAAGATATTGCTAAAGAGGAATATACTGAACAAGAACAAATGGAAGTTTATTTTAAATTTTCAGAAGCCCTTCCTGCTGATATGGATAAATATGACCCTTCTGAAATGAAATTCTCTTATGGGCAAGACAAAATAAAGTTTAAATGTCCACTAGAAGATAATGAATTAATTAACAGAAAAGAAGAACATATAAATGAAACTACTTTACAACAGCCTAATTTTTACTCTAGAAAAAGCAATATTCCAATTCCTAGAATTAAACTATCTATGGATATTAAATTCCCAACAAGTGTTATAGAAGAATTACAAGCACCTCCTGAACTGGAACTACAAGAAGTAGAACCTATCCTTAATAAAAATAATGTACCTACTGGTAGATATAAAAAAATAGGTAGTCCCGATAGAATGAATACTTCTGAATTTAATGCTTTAAGGATAGGCAAAGAACAGCAAAGAACGAAAGGAATGATTGAAGAAAGAATATTTAGTTTAGATGATAAATTATTTCAATTAGTTAAAGGTAGTGTTTCTGGCGCAGGTAAGGTAGTGACAATACCGGAAACAGTATTTGCTGGTATAAAGGATAAATTCTATACTGAATTAAAACAGATAGAAAAAACTGCTCTTTCTCCATATTTCAAAGACCCTTATAATGCTTACTCTTATATTGGAGTGGTTAACTTTAAAACTAATGTAAGATATATAAATTCTTTAACTAGAAAAACACAAAAATTCTTTGACCCTAAAGTTTCCGCTAAAGATAAATATAAGACTATGGAAGTAATAACATATAAAAATAATACTCCAACCATAAAAACATTAACTGTTCAAGAGGCACAGGCTTTAGAATCCGAGGCTTGGCAAAATCGAAACAATAAAGAAAAAATATCTAATAGTGAGTATGTTTCTTTGGCTGAAGAGAAAAAACTTAATTATATTCCTCTTTACTATATTATTGAATCTGATACAGGAGAGCAAGTAAATCCAATAGGAGAGACACAAACAACTCATAAAAAAATAAATGGGTATAAATTAAAAAATGCACCCGAAGATGCGTATGCTTTAATTCCTAAAAAGCAAGGAAAGTTAGTATTAAAAAAGCCATCATTAGGTGTTGGATATAGCAATCTACAAAGGGAATACGGAGAAGGCGGTCTTAGTGAAAAAACTTCTACTAAAGACAATTCTTTGCTTTCTGAAATAACAACGGAAGAAGAGTTAGAATCTATTTTAACTAAATTTATAGAGAAAAAAGGTACAGGGCAACTGGTAACTAAAGAAGGTATTCAACAAACACTAGACAGAAATAAAGATTCAAAGACGGTAGCGGCATGGTTAGAGAAAAATAAATATGTTCCTGCTATATCTTTTTATAAACAAGTATATGTTTATGATTATAAAGACGCCGATTTTATGAATCAAACAGAATTTGAAGAGTGGAAGAGAAAACCAACAAAACTAAGAAGAGGGGAACTAAAAATAGAAGAAGAAACGGTTACACCACCTGCGCCTTTTGCTCCTGAAGATAATGTAATAGTGCCTAAAAAAGAGTTCTTGTTAGTTAATGTGAATAAACTTTCTGGCATTAGTCGCCCTGCTCTATATGAGCCTATTTATGAAGAAGAAGATATTGATGATAAAAGAAAAAGATATAATCAAAAAGCGGCTAAAAGGTCTAAGAGAAGATACCAACAACAACCTGATAATTTTATGGAAGGGGGTAAAGAGGAAGTACCAAATGCAGAAAATTATTCAGTATCTTCTCCCGATAAGTTTGGTAAAGTAACTGACACTAGAATGAGTGTAAGTGCAGGTGAACCAATAGATAAAGGGCCGTTAGCATATTATGAAAACATAGAAGTAGCATTCAGTCCAGTTGTATTACATGTAGATATAGTAATGAAACATTTAGGACAATTTAAAATAACTCCATATAGAAGAAGAAAGAATGAAGAAATGATTTCAGTGTTAGAAGATTTAAGAGACAATATTATGACTCTAAAAGAAAAATTAGGTGTTGAATAATGGGTACAACAATCTCTCCTAGCGACTTTACTGAAATTAATCCTAGTTATAGTAACGGTAGAGGTTTCTATACTAATGCTACTGAAGTCGCTAACTTACTGCAAATACCGGCTTTTTCCAGTTCTACCTACCCTACATTGGCTCAAATTGGAACCATTATTAAAAGAATAGAGGGCATAGTAGATGACAAGGTAAAGCGTTCTTTTAGGCCAATTATCACAAAAGATGAGTACCATAACTTTGAATTTACTAGAGGCCCAAGTGCTAGTAATTATGGAGGTTATGTTGGATTTATCCAATTAAAACAAATGAAAGTCCGTAAAATGATTTCTCTTCTGCTTTGGCAAGGAAGTCAATATCAAGAAGTCGCTTCAGCACAGGCTAAAGTAACATTAAAAGATAATTTTAGAGACTTAAATTCAATCATACTGCAACTGCCTAATAGCGGAGTATCTTTTGAAATGGTTGCTGAAAATGTAGTAGGTAGTTTAGGTAACGATGAGTTCTGTAATACCTTTGGTATAAAAACTACTGCTGAAGAAATAGTTAATGTAGTAAATGAGCAATTTCCTTCAACTTCACAATATACAGGGGCTACTGCGCCTAAAGAACTTACTTCTTCTTCTCTTTCCATTTCTGACTTTTTTTATGGTTCAAGGGACAAGTCAAATGGCAAGCAAATCAACATATCATCCCTACTTTTGAGTGATGATGGGTCGGATTGCGTACTCAAGGCAACCATAAAACAAACATGTACCACAGTAAACGCAAGTATTAACCTTACTGTTGCTGATTCTTCTAAATTAGCCGTAGGTATGACTGTAACAGGAACAGGAATTAGTGGGACAATTACTATTGCTTCAATTACTAATTCAACTATTGTTGTGTTAAGTGGTGCTGCTACTGCTAATGGAACTAATGCTTTGACTTTTACTACTACTGATTCTATTCCTACTGTATGTGATTTAACTTCATTTACAGATAAAGAAGATATGCAAAGACTTGGTTCTTATTGGACTATTAATGAAGAAGGCAGAGTGTTCTTTTTAAGAGATTATCCTTACCATAAAGATAACTCTGTAATAGCGACTTATGTTGCTGGTGATAATAGAGTTCCTTCTGCTATTCATGATGCTACTACAAAACTTGTAGCGGCTGAAATACTAAGACATGATGACCAAAGCGTTCTTATTACTGAAACAGGAGCCAATATTGGTACTAAAGAAAAGTATGATATTC